CGGCATCGGCCCGGGCTGCGGCGGCATCGGCGGCAGCGGTCAGGCGGCGCTCGGCGCCCTCGCGCAGGATCGGCGTCAGCGCCTCCAACAGGTTCTGCACCACACGCTTGCCGTTGGCCCCGACGCCCGCCAGGTTCACCCCGCCCAGGATCGCGTCAAAGTCGTTCTCCTCGCCAAAGATGCCGGTCAGCAGCTTCTTGATCTTGCCGTCGTACTCGTTCAGCAGGGCCAGCCCCACCGCGGCGCGCTGCTGCTCGTCGCCGTCCAGCGCCGCCAGCGCCTTTGTCAGCGCGGCGTCGTAGCCGTCAAGCTCTGCCCCCGCCGCAAAAAAGCGGTGGTAGAGGTTCGGGTCTGCCGGGTTAAAGCGCAGCACTCCGCGCCCGTTGACGCGGAATTCCTCCACGCCGGTGTCAATGTTCAGCTCCATCGTACTCTCCTTTCTTCAAAGCCTTCCCCCCTCGGGGGAAGGTGGCGCCGCAGCGCCGGATGAGGGGCAGCCTTCCGGCAACCGCTCTTTTGCCTGTCACGCCTGCGTAAACTTCTTGGTTGCCGGGTCAAACGTGCCCTTCGTCTTGACGCCGGTGTAGTGGACGTTGAACGGGATCTGGTAGCCGGTGGTGTCGCCGCCGTAGCTGACGACCTCGATGTAGCATTCCTCGCGCACTGCGGGGTAGGCCCCCGCCGTATCCTTGTCCCAGAGCTTGACCTCGACGATGTCGGTTTTCAGTTCATCCAGCACCAGATCGCCGTCGATGATGGCCTGCAGGCGCTCAAACAGCGGGTCGCCCGGCTCGGCGTAGTAGGGGCTGACCTCGCCCTGCTTCTGGTAGCCGTTGATCGTAACCGTCGTCTCACCGACGATATTCGACTTTTTCTCCACGTTCGCGGTCAGCTCGGGGGAGTATTCCTCCAGATCGCTGCCCAGGCGGGTGTAGCTGGCGTCGCCGCTGCCAAAGGCGGCGTTCAGGTAGTGGGCCATGTACTTGCGTTCAATTTTCATGTGTTTTCCTCCGTATAAGCTTGTGTGTATTCCGCTTGTAAACGCACCGTGTAGACCGCCGTGCCGCCCGCGTCGGCGCGCTCCATCCGGCCCTGCTCGGCGCGCAGGATCTCGCGTCCCGCGCTGCCCAGCACCGGTCCGCGGCCTGCGGCGCTCTCCGCTGCCGCCCAGGTTTGTAAATCCAGCAGCCGCGCGGCGTTGTCGGCATCGGTGCGCGGCAGGCAGAGCCGCAGCGTGAACTCCGCCCGGCAGCGCTGTGTCACGCGGCCCAGCAGGTTTTCCCGCCGGTCCAGCACCGTGATACCCCGGCACCACAGCCCCGCCGTGTACGGCGCGGGGCCAACGTCCCCCACCGTCAAAGAAAGCCCCTGCAGGGCAGGGGCCCGGGCCAGAAAGGCCATCATTTTGTTGAGCATATCATCACCTCGTCAGACTTCTGACACCCGTTCCGCTTCCGTTCCACCAGGCACCGGCCTCGACATGGTGCGACTTGCCGCGCAGCCGCATCGGCAGCACGTACTGCACCAGCGCCGCACCCTCCACCGCCGCGGGCACAAAGCCCGGCCAGTCGGCCCAGGTCAGCGCCGGGCCCTCGCCGGGGAACAGCCTGTCCCCCGGTGCCAGCGTATAGTCCGCGCCGTACCGGGCCGTCGTCTCCGGGATGACCACCAGCAGCGCCGCGCCCCGGCGTGTGCCGCCTGCGTCGGGCAGCTCCCGGCGGCCCTGCTGCCAGCAGACGCCCCGCAGTACGGTGCGCACCACGGTCTGCGCAGCCTCGTCGGCGTGGTAGAGCGTCACGGTATCGCGGTACAGCTTATTCATGGGGCAGCCACCGCCCGATCCGCAGATAGTAGCCCGCCTCGTGGCGGAAATGCGCCGCCCGGTCTGCCAGCGTGCGGGAGCACAGCTCGGGCGGCGCAGTGTAGGTCTCGCTCACGCTGCCGACGCTCACCTTCGCAATGCCCCGGGCTTCGTCCTCCTGCGCGAACTCGTACATTGCGTCGGCCACAGCGCAGAGCGCCATGCTCTCGGCCAGCTCCGGGTCCAGCCCCTGGCGCGGGGCTACGGCGTACATCTCCCGCATACGGCGCAGCTCGTCCCCGGCGCGTCTGATGAAGCGGGGGAACTCCTTCTCCGGGATGTCCTCGCCCAGGTAATCCTCTACGTAAAAGGTATAATCCGGCACGCGCACGCCCCCTTACGCCTTGAACTTTGCCAGCACGACCTTGGCCTCATTGGACAGCACAGCGACGTAAAATTCGTCCGCCGTGATTTCGGTGGTGCGGGTCTTGGGCTTGCGCTCGGTCTCAATGTTGACCTCGCGCTTGCGGTAGATGGTCAGCGCCGGGATCTCGTCGTCGACCTCGGGGTCGGCCTCCAGCTTGACGATGGGGCAGGCGTAGACGCCTTCGGCCAGCGGGACCTTCTTGCTGGGCACAAGGCGGCAGCCCGCGATCATGCCGATCTCGCCGGTCAGGCTGACGCCGGGCGTGTACTTGTCGGCGCTCAGGAAGTCGGGGTTCTTGCGCAGCTGGGTGACCTGCTTCGGGTGGATGAACAGCACCTTGTCGGAGCAGCCCATCTCCTCCTCAAACAGGTCAACAGCATCGACGATGGCGTTGTAGCTGATCTGGGCCTGGCTGCCGTCGTAGATCAGGCTTGCGGTCTGCAAAGCGTCCATGCAGTCATTGTCGACCTTGGCGGCAATGGCCTGCGCCAGCTGGGTGTTGGCCTCGCCCACCGGGTTGCCGTAGCCGGACAGCACGGCCTCGTCGGTCAGGCCGATGCCCTTCATGGCCTTTTTGATGGTGGCCTTGCGGGTGGAGGTCGTCATCTTCTCAATGGCGACCTCGCCGCCCTCGGCCACGTCGGAGGCGTCGCCGATGTAGGTGTAGGCAGGCACGGTGATGGTATCGCCGGGCACCCCCTGCAGCGTATCGTCAATTTTGGCAAACGGTGCCACGCGCAGCTTCTTCGGGATGCGCGCGGACACCATATCCCCCATAACCTCAGGGTCGATCAGTTCGGACAGCTTCGTGATGAAATCAGACATATAGTTTCTCCTTTTTTAGTGATTGTTTTTACTTTTGTACGGTAGGGGCCGGGCATGCCCGGCCCGTCGGTTTCCGTTGGTTGCCCCTTTCACGGTTTGCTTTGTAGGGAGGGGTCTTGACCCCGCCGCGGCGGCCAGAGGGCTGGCCGCCCTACAAACTCCCGTGTACGTAATTTGCAGGGGAGGGCTTTCCCCCTCCCGCGGGGCGTCGAGGACGCCGCCCCCTACAAGCCTCCCTTGTCAAAGGGAGGTGCCGAGCGTAAGCGAGGCGGAGGGATTCCTCCCGCCGCCCCTCACTTCCTCAACTCTTTATAAACCTCCGGGTTCTCCTTCTTCAGCGCCAGTCTCTCCCGGTATCCCATCCGCGCAAAGGCGTCGCGGTCCAGCGCTACCGGCACGCTGCCGGTCCCCGCGGCATAGGGCGCGGGGGTCTGCATCGGCTTGTTCTGCTCGTTCTCCATTGTATTTCACCTCACTTTCCTGTGTTATCGCACGGCAGGCTCATTGCGCCCGCCCTGCATCGCCCATAAACCGGCGGCGAATCTCTGCCAGCTCCGCCTCGGTCTCATGCGGCAGATCAAAATACCACGCCAGCGCCAGCTCGGGGCGCAGAAGCCCCGCGTCCACCAGCTCACGCTGCTCGGCCCAGATACGCGCACGGTCATACAAAACACCGTCGCCCCAGTCGATAGCCGGGGCTGCGGTCTGCGGCAGACCGTCCAGCCCGTACACCGCGCCCAGCGCACTGCACAGCGCCATGGCCTGCTGTACCGCATCCGTCCACGCGCTCTGCAGGTCGCGGATCGTCAGGTCGTAGTCCACCGACGTTGCGGTGATCTCCGTCGCCGTGCGCGGCTCGGCGGGGGTCTCGACCTCGCTCAGAATGCCGCGGCGCAGGCCCAGCAGGCTCTCACACCCGCGCAGAAGATCCTGCTTGCGGGCCAGATAGCTGCCCTCCCGCAATGTCGGGCTGTAGACCGTCACGCCGACATTGGCCGGGTCGTCCGGCAGGCCGACAAACAGATCGTCCTGCAGCGCACGGCGGCCCTGGGCATCGGGGCGCAGCAGATCCTCCGACGCAAAAACGCGGGACGCACCGTTCGCAAATTCGGCGTTCAGCTGCTCCTCGCAGCGGGCCAGTGCATGCAGCAGACCCGCCGCCGGGGCGTAGATGCTGACCGCGTCGGTGCTGCCGTCCACACAGTTCATCAGCGGCGTTTTCAGTACGGCCAGCCCGACGCCCTGCACCCCCGGCAGCACAAGCTGCGGGACCAGCTCCGCACAAGCGGGCAGTGTGGCCAGCGGCACACAGCGGCCCAATGTCTGGCCGTTCAGCTCAAACAGCCGCGTTTCGATGGTCAGGCCGTCCGCGCCCGCGGTGCGGCGCTCCAAAAGAGCGTACTGCCGCCCATCGACGCTGTGCCGCTCCATCGTGCCGACGGCCAGAAGGCTGCCGTGGGCGTCGCGGGCCAGCGGCACGTAACAGTCGCGCCGGATGGCCGCAAAGTCGAACGCCCCGTCCCGCGGCACCGGTTTCAGCAGACACTCTCCGCCCACCAGCGCGTACTGCATTGCGGTCTTAGCCGCCGCGTTCAGCGCCGACAGGCTGCGGCGCAGCGGGTCCGGTGCCTCGGGCGGCAGGCGGGTCTCGTACTCGGCAAAGACCGTGCGGCAGAGCTTGCCGACGATCAGCGCCGCCATACGGGGCGCGGTATCCTCGCCCGCGCGCGGCACGCCGTAGTACAGATCAAACCACTCCCGCACCGCCGCCCGCATTTTGACAGATGTAACGTCACTTTTCCCAAATGCCTGTTCCAAATAGGATTGCAAATCATCCTCTCCTTTCTTCATTGCTACGCGGTAGGGGCCGGGCATGCCCGGCCCGCGGCCTTCCCGCAGACTTCCGTTTTCGCCAGGCTGCGGGCCGCACATGTGCGGCCCCTACATGCGCAACACATTTTAGCTTCCTCTCCTTCTCCACACCCCCTCCACCGCGTACCGCACCGCGTCAATGTGGTGGTTGTTCACGTCGGGGTAGCCCGGCAGCACCTCGCCCGTCCGCGGGTCGCGCTCGTACTCGTACTCACTGAACTCCGCCGCCGTGGCCGGGCAGCGCACCGGATCAATGATGATCGCCGCCAGCCCCTGCAGCCACTTCATGCTCTCGCGCACGCTGCCGGGGCCCTTCTGGGCCGCGCGGCAGGGCAGTCCGGCGGCGCGGTAGTCGGCGCAGGATTTCGGCTCGGCGGCATCCGCTGTCAGCGGGCCGTCCGTGCCTGCGCCGCGCGCCAGCAAAAGCTCTGCCGTCTCGCGGTTCGGCGTGCGGCTGCGCGTCAGCTCGTCAAAAATCACCAGCACCCGCCGCGCCGCATCGTAGGCCGCGGCGTTGTAGGCCCAGGGGTCGGGGTACCAGCCCCAGTCCACGCCGTAGTAGACGCGGTCATACCGTTCCAGCTCGTCGTCCGGCACGGCCCGCAGCTGCAAATTGGCAAACACCGCCGCGCCGCTGCCCACGACCTCGCCGCCGTACTCATGGCGGAACGCCGCCGGGTTCGTCCGCTGCAGGTGCTCGGCGTCGGCCCAGAACCGCTCGCCCAGCATGGCCCGCGGCAGATCGCGGTAGGTCGAATGGTGCACCAGCTTGCCGGGGCGGGTCTCCAGCGCGTAGCGGTTGGCCCAGCTGCGGGCCATGGCCGGCGGGTTGAAGCTCTTTAACGTCAGCGTCCAGCTGCCGCCGCGCAGCACGGTCTGCTCGACGTTGCGCACCTCCTCGGGGCCGTCGAACTGGTCAAGCTCCTCAAACCAACAAATGCCCACAGCGCCGAACGGCAGCTTTAAGCTCTTGAGCTTGCCCGGGTCGTCCGTCCCGAAGAATAAGATCTTCTGCCCGGTGGGCAGATAGGTGCACTCCATCGGGCTGACCGTGCAGCGGAAATACCCCGCGCACCCCAGCTCCCCGATGGCCCATACGATCTGGTTGTACACGCTGTTGCGCAGCGTGCCGCCGACCTTGCGCAGCACCACGGCGTGGCAGTCCGGGTGGCGCAGCAGCTGCCAGACCAGTTCCATCGAAAGATAGCTCGATTTACCGGACCCGCGCCCGCCCTTGGCCACGACCTCTGTCACCTCGCCGCGCCGTATCGCCTGATGCACGGGCCAGAACACGCCGGGTATCTTCTCCTTCAGCCGCACTTCCACCTTGGTGCCTCTCTCCTCTCTCCTAACTTTCACTGTCCACAATGACCACCCCCTCTGTTTTCGCCCCGTCGCCCAGGCCCAGATGCTTGTACAGCATTTCCAGCGCGCGCAGCTTGTCGGCCACCTTGACCGGCAGACCGCCCTCCTCGCCGGGGACGGCAAAGGCGATCTCGGCCAGCTCGTCCAGCACATGGTCCGCGTCGATCTCACACAACGGCATCCCTCCTTTTTCCCGAATGGGTATAAAAAAACCCGCGGGAGGAATCACTTCCTCTCACGAGTTTCGATGGTATCATATTACCACTGTTGGTTGTGAAATACAATGAAATTTTGCGAAATCTTCGGGAAATTTACTGAAATCTTTTTTACGCCCGCTTCGGCACGGCCATCCCCTCCACAGCCGTCCGGTGCAGCTGGTACGCCCGGCGCTGAACTACCCCCATCGCCTCCGCGATTTCTGAAAAATTCTGCCCCATCACATAGCGGCGGCGCAGCACCTCCTGCCCCGGCCTATCCCGCACCGTCATTATGCCGCACATAATTTCCGCGCGCGTTTCCATGCAGCTTTCCAGCTGATGCTCCAGCCTTTTCTGCGCTTCTTCGATACGTTCTACGGCCCGCGGCAGCCTGTCCGCGTTAGGGCCGCTGCGCCCGGGCATGCCGCTCATGCAGGCCGTCACCCGCTCGGCGTCGCTGCGCAGCACCTCGATTTCTTCTTCCAGCATGTGCTGGCAGCTGACAGACGCCTGATAGCGACCCAGCCACTCCACTTTTTCCTTATAGTCCATCGCTGTCCTCCTTATATGTTGCCGCTCCTGTCAGGTATTGTTGGTTACTCTCATCTTAATGCAACAACATATAGTTGTCAATATATTTTTGCAAATTCCCGCCTGGCAATCCCAAAAAACGGACTTCCGCTTCTTTTTCCGCTTTCCCGCTTGACACCCGCCGCCCCTCCATGCTACGATGACGATACTATAAAGAAAAGGAGTGTTCCGCCATGAAGCATCCAAAGGGCATCTGGCTCCGCAGGGGTCTGCTCCCCTATTACCTCACGGGTCATCGGCTTGCGCTGGCTCTCCTGCTCAGAGACAAGCCCAGCACTGCCGCGCAGCTTGCGGCGGCGCTCACCGAAAAGGGCTATCGCACCGACCCGCAGACGCTCGAAAAATCACTGGCCCGCCTGATGCGGCTCGGCATCGTCTCGGTCTCCAACAGCGTCTACCGCTGCACCTGCGAGAAGCTCGACGCCGCCCGCTATTCGGAGTCCCAGCTCCTCGACCTGGTCGGCATGACCCAGAGCACCGTAAACGGCACTGCCTTTTACACCACCACCCCGCCCCCAAGCGTCAGCTCCCGCGGCCCCAGCGGCTCCTGACCCTTTTATAAGGAAGGGGTCCCTCCATGAAACGTCTTTCCCGCCTTGCCGCCTGCCTGCTGGCGCTGACCGCACAGGGTGCCGCTGCGGGTTCCGCGCGTCTCACCTTGAGCACCTCCACCTTTGACCTCACCCGGCGGGACAGCCCTGCCGCCTGCAAAACCGGCCTGCCCAATGACTCCGGTATGCTGGCCGCCCGGAAAAGTCCCTTCTGCCTGGGCCTGCCCTGCGCCTACCGCACCGTTGCCGAGGAATACGTCCCCGGCCAATGCGGCTACCGCTATGATGCGGTGGGCGGTTTGAGCTGGGGCATTCCCTACTGCGTCGGCGTCATGGCGCTGGGCTGGCAGGTCGCGCCTGCCCTGACAAACGAAGAAATGCTGCAAACCCTGCTGGACACCGCCGCCGCCAACGCCGACGGCCTCCGCATCATCGACCCGGTACATTTTATAGAAACGCTGGAGCGCGAATACGCCTCCTGAAACCACAAAGCCCGCCCCGGTCTGACCCGGGACGGGCTTTGCGTATTGCTCAGAATGTCAAAAAACTCTTGTAGGGGCGAGCATTGCTCGCCCGCCAGCTTACACCGCCGCCTGTTTCCGGGGCGTTTGCGTCAGCGGTCCACTTTTCCGGAGGGGTCAAGACCCCTCCCTACGGTCTGCCATACACGGGTGCCTTGTAGGGAGCGGTCTTGACCGCTCCGTGCCCGTTTGCGCCAGCGGAAGCCCCCGTGTCGTCGGGGACTCCCCCTGCCTTCAGCACAACGGTGCCACCAGCCGCAGCACCGCGCTGTACAGCGTGCCAAAAAATCCGGTCCGGCAGTCCGCCAGCGTCACCGCGGCACTTTCCTTTTCGATCTCCGCCAGATCGCGCCGCACATCGTCCAGCACCGCGCCGCCGTAGAGCAGCACGCTGTTCTCAAAATGCAGGTACAGGCTGCGGTAATCCAGATTCACCGTGCCCACCGCGGCAATGCGGTCATCCACCAGCCAGGTCTTGGCGTGCAGAAAGCCCGGCGTGTAGCTGTAAATTTTAACGCCTGCCCGCAGCAAATGCGGGAAATAGCTCCGCGTCAGCTGGTAGATCGTCGGCTTGTCCGGCACGCCGGGCGTGTAGATGCGCACATCGACGCCGCGCTTGGCCGCCAGCCGCAGGCAGGACAGCAGGTCGTTGTCCAGAATCAGGTACGGCGTGCAGATGTACAGCCGCTTCTGCGCCTGGTTGATAAGCTCCAGATACACGTTCTTCGCCACGGCCTCGCGGTCCACCGGGGTGTCGGCAAAGGGCTGCACCAGACAGTCCGTTTCCACCGGCACGGCGGCGGGCAGGTCGCAGCCCGCGTCCAGGTCCTCGTCGGGGTATTTTGCCTTCCAGAACGTCAAAAAGATGTTTGCCAGGCTCGCTGCGCCGGGGCCATCCAGCCGGACGCCGCTGTCCTTCCAGTAGCCGAACCGCACGATTTTATTGATATACTCGTCCGCCAGATTCACACCGCCCGTAAAGGCGATCTGCCCGTCGATGACCATGATCTTGCGGTGGTCGCGGTTGTTCATGACCAGGTTCAGCACCGGCACGCAGCGGTTGAAGCTGAACGCCCGGATGCCGTCGGCCCGCATCATCTCGGCGTAGTTGTGGGGCAGCAGGCTCAGGCAGCCCGCGTCGTCGTAGATGACCCGCACGTCCAGCCCTGCCGCGGCCTTCCGGCGCAAAATCTCGTGGATCTGCCCCCACATCTCGCCCATGCCGATGATAAAGCTCTCCACATAAATGCTGTGCTGTGCCCCCTGCAATGCGGGCAGCATATCGGCAAACATGCTCTGCCCGTCCGGGTAATATTTCGCCGCCGTGCCGCCGCAGACCGGCATCGGGCCGTAGTCGTGCAGGTAGCGGGCCGTCAGCGCGGCGCGGGGGTCCTGCCGCTGCAAGGCCGCCGCGGCGTCGGGGTCGTCCTTCCGCGCCGGGGCCATTGCGTCCTCGGCACGCTCCAGCCGGTGGCGCAAGCCCAGCGCCGGGCGCTTGTTGCCCCACAGCAGGTACAAAATGCCGCCCTGCACCGGCATAACGGCAAACAGGATCATCCAGCTGATCTTAAACTCCGGCACCGTGGAATCCTGCCGGATCAGCGCCAGGCACATGATAATGCTCATGGCAACGCCCACGCCGCCGAACCATTTGGCGTAGTCCGCCAGCCAGTAGAACAGCGCAAACAGCCAGAACGCCTGCAGCAGCAGAAGCACGCCGGTCACAACAATGCGGCTGAACACCAGGTTCAGCACCCGGCGCAGCATCAGACGCCAGTTCCGTTTTTTCATACAAACCTCGTATACAAATGCAAAAAGCCGCACGTCATCCCCCAAAGGACGGCGTGCGGCAGACTTCCTTTTTACAATTACAGGCGGTCAATGGCGGCCATGCAGTCGTCCATGGACAGGAAGGTCACGGCACAGTTGGAGCCGATAAACCACCGTTCATCCCCATTGCAGACGATTTTGCGGATAAGCTTGCCGTGGTACTCAGTCTGGATGTAGATCCCGTTGGGCACTCTCTTTCCCTCCCATATCTTGTAGTGCGGGCCGGGCGGCTGCCTCATATCATGGGCTTTCCGCACCGCGGCTGTACTTAAATTATGCCACAAATGCCCGCTTTGTGCAAGGTGCTTTTTGCTGTAGTTTATGTACGAATCGCCCCATTTTTTGGCATTACGCACAAAGGGTGCATAACAGCGGGCTTTTGGGCGTGTCAATTTTACCGCGAATGCACCAAAACAGCCTTTTTTCACGAAATTTGTAAAAAAATGTTGCGGGATTCCGCGAAACGTGTATAATATAAGATAGTATATTGTGTAGCAGTATCCATATATACTGCCCGATTTTACCATAAGTGACCGGAGGAGCTTAGCTATGACAAAACTGGAAACGCTGCAGTTAAAACTGACTGCGACCCGCGTGCGCATGGGTGTGATCGAAGCCACCCACGGTGCCGGGTGCGGTCATCCGGGCGGCAGCCTGTCCGCGGCGGACGTTCTGACCTATCTGTATTTCCGCGAAATGCGCATTGACCCTGAACAGCCGCAGGACCCCAACCGCGACCGTTTTGTACTTAGCAAGGGCCACTGCGCCCCCGGCCTGTATGCCACGCTGGCGGAGCGCGGCTTCTTCCCGGTGGCCGACCTGCCCACGCTGCGCCACTCCAACAGCTACCTGCAGGGCCATCCCAACATGAACACCGTCCCCGGTGTTGACATGAGCACCGGTTCCCTGGGCCAGGGTGTTTCCGCCGCCTGCGGCATGGCGCTGGGTGCCAAAAAGCTGGGCAGCGACATCAACGTCTACACCCTGCTGGGCGACGGTGAGATCGAAGAGGGCGAATGCTGGGAGGCGTTCATGTTCGCCAACCACTACAAGCTCGATAACCTGTGCATCATGATCGATGTCAACGGCCTGCAGATCGACGGCGCGACCCGCGACGTCATGAACTCCGAGCCGCTGGACCACAAGATGGATGCTTTCGGCTTCAACACCATCGTCTGCAACGGCAACTCCTTTGCCGACCTGGAGCAGGCGTTCAAGATGTTCGACCTGTCCCACGGCAGCGGCAAGCCCACCTGCTTCCTGCTGCGCACGACCAAGGGTCTGGGCGTCAGCTACATGGAAAACGCCGTCGATTGGCACGGCAAGGCCCCCAACGACGAAGAATACGCCCAGGCTATGACCGAGCTGCGCGCCGCCCACGCCACGCTGGAAAAGGAGATCGAGTTCAACAATGGCTGATATTAAAAAAATTGCTACCCGTGTCAGCTACGGCAACACGCTGGTAGAGCTGGCCCAGCAGGGCGCTGACAATCTGGTGGTTTTTGACGCCGACCTGGCCGCTGCCACCAAAACCGAAATCTTCCGCAAGGAGTACCCGGATCGTCACTTTGACTGCGGCATTGCTGAGCAGAACATGGTCGGCGTCGCCGCCGGTATGGCCACGATGGGCTATGTCCCCTTCGTGTCCAGCTTTGCCATGTTCGTTGCGGGCCGCGGCTTTGAGCAGATCCGCAACTCCATCGGCTACCCGCACCTGAACGTCAAGATCGCTGCCACCCACGCGGGGCTCTCCGTCGGTGAGGACGGTGCGTCCCACCAGTGCTGCGAGGACATCGCCCTCATGCGCTCGATCCCCGGCATGGTGGTCTTGAGCCCGGCTGACGATGTGGAGGCCCGCGCCGCCGTCATCGCCGCCTACAACTATCAGGGTCCCGTCTACCTGCGCTTCTCCCGTCTGGCCACGCCCGTTTTCCACGATCCCGAGACCTACGAGTTCCAGATCGGCAAGGGCGAGAAGCTGACCGACGGCTATGACATTGCCGTCATCTCCACCGGCCTGATGACCAACGAGGCTCTGCGCGCCGCCGTGCTGGCCAAGCGCCAGGGCATGAACGTCCGCGTCATCAACATGCCGACCATCAAGCCCATCGACGAGGAGATCATCCTGACCGCCGCCCGCGAGTGTGGCCGCATCATCACCGTCGAGGAGCACAGCATCATCGGCGGCCTGGGCGAGGCCGTCTGCTCCGTCGTCAGCGAGAAACTGCCCGTCCCCGTGCGCCGCATCGGCGTCATGGATCAGTTCGGTCACTCCGGCCCCGCCAATGAGGTCCTGCGTGACTACGGCCTGACCGCTGACAACATCGTCAACGTCATCCGTGACATCGTCCGCCCGGACGCAAAGGCCTGATTTTCCATCACAAGTACAACAGCCCCGAAAGGCAACTGCCTTCCGGGGCTGTTTTTGTAGGGGCGAACATTGTTCGCCCGTCAACCTTGCCGCGCCGTGCACTTTCCGGGTCGATGCGAGCATCGACCCCTACACCGTAGGGGCGGATTCCATATCCGCCCGGGAGCCTTGCGGCCGGCTGCATATTCTCCGTGCGAACAAGGTTTCCCCTGCATCACAGCTCTTAAAACTGCTCCACCCTGAATACCCTTGCCCCACTGGCCTTGGCCGCGGTCAGGCCGATGCCCGAGTCCTCAAAGATCATTGTATCGGCGGGCGTAACGCGGAAATGCTCCATCGCCCGGCAATACCCCTCCGGGTCGGGCTTCTGCTTTTCCACGTCCTCCCCGGTCACGATCAAGCCGAACCATTCCCGCACCCCGAAATGCTCCAGCACCTCGGTGGCGTTCTGTTTGCTGCCGGTGGTCACGCAGGCCAGGTCATGCCCGGCGGCGCGCATCGTTTTCAAAATTTCCATCAGTGCCGTGTTCGGGCGCACCGCATCGAGAAAGTCACTGTACAGCGCCTTTTTCCGGTCATGCACGCGCTCCACATCGGCGGTGCTCGGCGCGCCGCCCATCAGCGGCGGCAGGAACCGTGTGTAATGTCCGCCGTTGCAGCGCTCGGCGTAATATTCATCGGTCACGGTAAAGCCCAGCTCCTCCAGCGCCGCGCGGTAGGATGCCGCGTTGGCCGGCACTGTGTCCAGCAGGGTCCCGTCCAGATCCACGCAAATCAGCATAGTGTCTCCTTTTTATGCTCCGAAAAATCCGCCACATCGTTGGCGACCATGACCAGCCCGGCGTAGAACATCGCCGCGCGCTTACGGTCCTTGTTCAGCTTGTAGGGCATCAGCCGCAGCCAGTGGATGACCTCGTGCATCAGAATGCTCTCGACCTGCTCCCGCGGGTAGCGGGCGCTCAGATCCTCCATCACGGCGGCCAACAGCGCGTCATAGGCCGCACTGCGCGTCAGCTGGAAGTCGATACGGTTGTCCTGCACGGCCACGCGCGGCGTTTTCATCATAAATTCGTAGCTGCCGTGCAGGCTTTGCAGCAGCTTGCCGTAATCCAGGAACGGACTTTCGTGCAGATTGCCGGTATTCGGGTCGATCAGATACCAGCTGTCGTTGTCGGTGCGGCAGATGATGTTCTCAATCGTCAGGTCGCCGTGGATTGTGCCCACAGGGTCCTTCGCAAACAGGTTGCGCAGCCGGTCATGGTCAAACATCCAGTCCAGCGCGGGCAGGTTCTTGTACTCCACGCCGTTGATGCGCAGCGTGTCATAGCTCATCAGCTCGCGCAGCATCCGGTCCTCATGCAGCTTTTTCAGGTTGCCGTCAACCTTCGTCTCGATGTACTTTTCGATTTTCTCCGCGTCCGCCGGGACCGCCGTCGGCTTGTAGAGCTTATCCTCCAGCGTCGCCAGCACCGCACGCAGGATGGCGCGGCTCTTTTCCACGGGGTTCGAGTGCAGGTAGCGGAACATCCCCACGGCCTGCGGGTTGTAGACCATGTCATACCAGCAGCAGCCGTCAGCCTCCTCGCTGCGCAGAATATCGCACAGCGGCAGGCGGTCTTGCTGGGCACGCAGCCAGTCGAGCTGCTCGGCCAGCTTTGCGCCGTCCTTGCCAAAGGCATATTTGCGGTAGAACGTCGATTGCGTGTCCATGCAGAGCATCGTCGTGGCGTTCGACCCGGCGGAGTAGTCCTCCAAAATCGTAATGCCGCGGTTCATCTGCAAAAACCGCTTGACGTAGTCCTTGTTTTCCAGACCAAAATACCGGCTCAAGAACACCGCGCGGTCATGCTCGTCAGCCTGCGGCAGCAGGTTCAGGTAGCTTTCCCCGGCGGGGGCGGCCTGTGTGGCCTGGTTCATCGCGCCGCGCACGCCCTCGGGCAGCAGCGTGGCCGCCCACATGGCCAGCAGCGGCAGCACAAACCATGCCAGCAGCAGCCAGCGGGCC